GTCATTATTGCATTTTTTATAAACGGAATCATAAAATAGTTTTAATTACAAATCCTACAACAACACCAAACGTAAAAATAATTTTAAGAGAGTGGTTCCATATTAACTCTTTTATTTTTTCTTCTATATTATTCATAATATTCCTTTAATTCTTAAATATGTTGCTCCTCCGATTGCAGAAATCAAAAATATTATAATAATGTTTCGTTGCAGTATTGCTAAATCCTTTTCAACAAGTTTTTTCTGCATCATATTCAAGTCATTAATCATTTTATCTCTATTTTCTAGTTGACGAATTAATTCATTATCAACCGTTTCTTTAGCTTCTGCTAGACCTTCATTATCCCTTTGTATTTGTGCAAACGTTTCTTTATCTTTCAAAAGACGTTGATATTCTTCCGTGCTTACTACAACAACGGTATCTGCTCTATACTTTTCGGGAATTATTACCATTCTTTGTTTGTTAACTGGAATGGGTTCTCTGTTGCTACTAGATCCAATTGTTTCAATATGTTGCTGAATGCTTTTTTGATAAACAGATTCTATTTTAATTCTGTTTTTTGGTGGTCTAACTAGTCTTGTTGTTTCAGTAACGTACTTGTCAGCCAAATCTATTCTAGCAGCTTCCATTGAATCTTTGGAAGCATATACTACTTTTGATAATGCTTCTGATTGTTTTTCTGTATATACAGTACAAGAATTTAAAGACAATAAAATAAATAAAAATAAAAATAGAGTTTTCATATTATATATTTATCCTTTGTTAAATAACTAATTACATTTAATATAATTATTAAGAACAAGCTGGCCCAGGATCGGGTGCTTTAGTTGTTCCTACTGCAACTTTTTCTATTGATCCTATGCTTGCACTAAAAACTGGATCTATATATGTTGTCCATGTTGCATAAAAAGGATATGGAATATTTGATCCTATACCAACACCTAGTAATGGATTATCAGGATGCCCATTACCATACCACATTGCTAATAATTCCCATCTATTGAGTATATCATTATAGATACACTTTTCCCCGCCTGTTTCCGTATAATATGCCAATCGTCCATTCACTGTCACTTCTCCTGCTCCAAGAAAGTCTGGATGGTTTGGTCTTAAGACTCTTTCAGAGTTTCCTCCTACACCATACCCGCCAGAACACCATCCGTTCATTCTAATGTAAGCATCATCATTTGACACTGCTGGTAAAGGATCGACAAATACATATTCGGCTATTTTTGGGTTTATAACATCGCCACCATCACCGCCGATTGCATTCGATATTTCTTCTTCTCGCATTCTTCTATATTGAAGAATTTTTTGTTCTTCTAAAATTCTATTCGAATAACTTTTATCGTAAGGTTTAATATAATTAGAATTGCTTTTAATTGAAATATCATCCCTTTTTAATTGATTTATATAATTATTCATAGAACTATACTTACAAGTTTTAGTAAAAAATAAACCCCTTTGGGTTGGTAGCCCAAAGGGATTTGGTTCGACTCCGCAAACGAAAATGGTGGAGGTGAGGGGAGTTTTATATTTGTGTATTATTTAAGATAAATATATTAATATGAAACTTAAAGAACAAATAGGAAAAAAATATAATAGCATGAAAATATTAGAAACATTAAATGCTGGTAAAGTTAAATGTGAATGTGATTGTGGTAATATAAAAGTTTGCAATTTTCAAGATTTAAAAAGAGAAAAAATTAAAGGTTGTGGATGTAGAAGAAATACACCAGAATTGAATGAATTAGCTAAGATAAGAGCATATAATTTATTAGAAAAGGGTATTTTAAATAAGGGAGGAGATTTTCACCCAAAGGAAGATAGAGGGTTTAAATATTTATTAAGAAAAATAAAAAATGGGGTTAATCGTAAAGAATCTTATATAACAATAGAAGATTTAAAAAATGTCTGGTATAAACAAAATGGAATTTGCCCATATACTAAAATAAAATTGATTTTACCTACAAGTACTAATCCAAATCCAGACATAAGTTACAATATAGCATCGATTGATAGAATTGATTCAAATGAATCATATACTAAAAATAACATACAATTTGTTAGTAGAAATATAAATTATGCAAAAAATATTATGACTCACGAACAAACTTTAAATTTTATTAAAATAATAACGGAAAATAACAAAAATTAAACTTTTTTATTTTTCGTTATTTAAATTGGAGAGTGAGGGGAATCGAACCCCTGTTTCTATAATATCCACTAAAAGATACTACATGCTTTAATGAATTTTACATTTGTTGACTACAGGCTGTATTGGCTCATTAACCCTTTTCTTTTTTTAAGTCTGCCTGTATGTGTGAAAGGTCACATACTACCTCTGTATTATTTTTTCTATGATCTCTAACAGTTCATCAAAACCTCTGCGTTTCAAAATGCTTTTAGAGGATCTAGCATTAGGCTCTTAGGCTGCGAGTGCGTAGTCTTCAACGCCAGCGAGAAACTCGTCAGCATTGTTGAAGATGTATTCAGCTTCAGCTAAAAGATCAGAAGTGTTATCCTCTGCATTTAGTTTTTTTAATAGATGTTTAAAGAGGCCAACTATTATCCTCTACATGCACTCTTAGTTTTCAACTATAAATCGAAAACCAGTACACCCCCATAAATTTCAAAGATCTATATTATAAAGTTTCCTCTAACAACAATTCTGTTGTTTTTTCAGTTGAAGATTCTTCTTCTACTTTAGGATCTTCAATAAGTTCTGCTCCAATTTTGTTAGCAATCTTTATAAGTGTATTGTCTATACTTGTTAGTAGTTTTAATTCGTTATCATTCATATTTTATATACTTACGCAAATAGTGTCTTATTTAAAGAACAAACAGTTGCTCTATCGCCATGAACAACAACTTGTTCGATACCAATATTATCATTTGTATAATTAACTATAGCAAATCCGTTTTGCCAATTCGCGTTTTTAACATAATCAACATCAAATCTACATGCACATGCATTTTCATAATTTACAAATGTTTGTTCTAAACGATTTCCAATTCCAGGAAATCTCTGTGATGAACACCCAAAACGATGTGTATGATTTGTTAGTGTAGATGCTAAAATCTTTTCAAATTCTCCTCTAGCAGACATACCACCATGTTTTCTAACTACAGTTCCATGTTGAACAATAAGATTAGTAGGAAGGATAACGTTTTCTACCAATTTGATTCTACACCAATCATCTTGAGGAAAGAAAATATTTTCATAACTCAATGCTTTTTGAACTTGTGGTAAAGAAGCAAGCGTTCCTATTCCACTGCTGATATATCTCCAATAACGTCCTTCTTGGCTATTTCCAGAATGATTAGCATTTGTTTCTAGGATTTCACAATCCCAATCAACGGTAATGTCGTGTAAAATTTTTAAAAACTTGTGATATCTTTCTTGTTCATCTTGCAGTGTTTGACTATGCCTAGAATCCTTTGGATACTTGCTAATAGCAAACATATCAAGAGTATCTCCATTGAGAATTACCTTTTCGGGTTTAAGTTCAGATACTACTTGATAAAAAATATCAATGGTTTGTTGGTGCTCCATTCCGAAATGTAGATCACCAATAACTACTGCAATTTCATTTGACTTTTGCTTAACTTTACTTCTAGTAGGAGCCGCATACTTAATTGGTTTAATATTCTCAATAAATCTTAAAATCTCATCATCTTTATTTGAATTTCCATAAAATCCTTTTATTGAATTAACATCAAACAAATCATTTTCATCCGAAACAATAGTTTCTTCCATGATTATTTTTTTCATACTTCCACCAATCCAATCAAACAAAGTAGATCGAGGAATATTCAAAATCTTAGAGATTTCTGTATTTGTTTTTCCTTTATTTCTCAAAGAAATAGCAGAGTCTATTAGCTGTTGTTTTGCTTGTTCAATTGGTGTTGTCATAAATTGATGTTTGGCGATATTACTCCAAACATATTCATATGTCAACACATAATTTTAAAAAAAACTCTTAACGAATCTTTTTGCTCTTCTATTTATAATTTTTAAACGAATTAAAAATTTAAAAAAAGAAGACTTTTCTTTTTTTAAAAGATTTTCATCGTAAGCATCGACTTCGTATTCTTCAAAAAAATCTCTATATTTTCTATTATTATTATTAACATAATTTCTAATAGTAGTTTTGTATCGCATATTATAGATGAATAATCACAATCTATAATTAGCATTTACTGCTTGTTTTTTAAAGACTTTTTTTTTAAAAAAGTTTAAAATATTTTCTTTTTTTTCAAAAACGGTAACTTCTTTATTATAAACTATATTATTGTATGCAAGTACCAAAGATATTGCTAACGGATCAAATACCAAAACTATGATAATAGTAAACCACTTCACAATTGTTGATATGTCTTTGTTAAAGAGAATAGACACAAATTTTAAAGTACCTATGTCAGTAGATTTAGTTTCTTCAACCTTTAAAGACAATAATTCTGTTTGCAAAGATGATATATTATTAGTTTTTTCGTCTATTTTTTCTTGGAGTTCTTTAACTTCTATATTTGTTTTTTCTATTGCTGCGTATGCTTGTTCTCTTGGTGCTTTGTAATTACCAGAGTCCAAAACTCTTTTTTCTTGTTGTTCTCTTGCTTTATT